GACTCCGCCAACGCTTGAGCGCATAAAAGCGCGTGATGATCTATTACCGATTCGGTAAATGTTCTCATGATTCACCGCCCAATGTTTCAAGCGACGCGACGTAACGCTGACCAAATTCGAAGCAAAGCAACATCATTTCTTCGTCGTGGTCGTCGTTGTAGCTGTAGATCGCATACTCGGGGAACAGTTCTGTGAAATACTCCGCGATCTCGTAACAAATCCCGGCAGGATCGTCTAACGCCGCATCAACAAACGCCGCCCACGAACCCGACGCGCCGCCGTTGCTCTCCCAAACGAATCGGTCATACAACCCGACCGCCTCACACACTTTGCTAACCATTGACCTTTTCATGATTACCCCTTATCTATTAACCCGCCCCCATTGGGCGAGTAGTGCGCGGTCAGGCTACGAGCCCGAGATATACCCCGCAAGGCCGCGCGTACCGCTTACTTAATTAGACCCCACTCCCTTAATTGCTTACCAACAAATTCGATCACCGCGTCAAAATCAACAGCGGCCGCACCAACGGCACACGATCCGAAGTAAACGAAATCACCGTCTAGGTCGTCGTGCGCTTCTTCATTCTCCGAATAGATACCTAGAACCACTTCGGTAGTAGTTCCCCAATCAGGAAGCGAAGCTTCATCTGTCAACATCACCGACACACCATCAGAAACAATGCACCCGAACGCCTGACAATTTCCGCCCGTGTTCCAAACATCCCACGACAGACCCGTGACCTTTTCAAGCTCCGCGCACGTCGCGCCAATTACTTCCGAATAAGTAAGCATGACTACCCCTATCTATAGACCGCCGCAGCGGGAGAGCCCGCACGGACTCACCCCAACATTGAACCACATCGGAAGCGACTAGTCAAGTGTTAACCCCCCGAATATATAAGGCCAATTTTCCCGGCTAAACCATCACGAGAAATTCGAGCAGAGTCGCGCACCGTCGCGGACTGTCTGTCGGTAAGCACGCTGGCCGCGTCGCCTTGAGGCCAACCGAAGCGAAGCGAGGACGGCAGCCTTACCCCGTGACCCATCGACCGACCGAGCTCCGAGCTACCCCATGCCCGAACCTAGACGCATCGCCTAGACCTACGCGCTAGACCAATAGTCCAGGATGCCCCACCACCTACCAGGAGCCGTGCCCCACCGCCGACCGACCCCACCCACGCCCATTGGGGGGCCCCACCCCCCCTCTCCCTATTCACTCTCCCGTATTTTTCGACCTTTTTCAAAGGGTGTCCTTGCCGGGGGCTTGTCGTCTTCGACGTTGGAAGGTCAAGGGATGTTCCGCCGTTGGCGGCTAACGCCTCACCATCGCCAGCGTGGCTGTCGAAGTTCGTTGTTGTCATCCGTGTGTTGTCACATCGGTGACTTTAACTTTGTCTCAGACCTTTCGGTCTGCCCCAATGCCCTACCGTTGGCGGCCCTACACCGTACCAACACCCGAACCTTGACGATGTTCACTCGTTTCATTATTTAACTACCTACCCACGGCTTACTAGCTGGCATCCGATTCGACTGTCGGCTTGACTCTATGCATGGGATCCGAACCCCCTTTCAGGTCACGTTTCCCTACGCTCCTGGTTAGACAGGCTTACTACGGGCGAGTTCCGCTGGTGTGTCATCCCGACATGACCAGCTTCGTAAGTTCGGTGACATGACAATATCATGGGGCTGTATGGTGATAAGGTCAGTTTTTGTAACAGGACAAAGTTTATTTGGGAGAAGATATGGCAACTGTTGATGATTTGATGCGAACTGTTACAAGATTAGGTAACGATGCTTTGGTAGCCCAGGCTCGTTTCGCGTTGGAGTCCGCCGGGATCTTCCTAACTCCTGATATGTGCAAGGCAGCTTTTTGTGCAGCAGCGCACATTGTTGAGCTTGCGGAGCGTTCTTATGACGTGAACTCATTGACAGCAGGCGAAATGGTCGCTACGCAGTCGGTTGGTTCGCTCGCAATGCAGATTTGGGCCACCCTTCACGACCTGACATCGGGCAAAGACCTTATATGACGATGCGTAAAGCGTTCGAAGACGCAGATGACATCATTGAAGGTATCAAAGGTCGCCGTCCCACCCAGGCTAAGTCCACAAGATTGGTCGAAGACATGGATGAGATCGTCGTTATTTCTAAAGGCGAGGCTCAACAAGCCAAAAGAGCGTCCCGTGCAGCCGACATTGAAGAAGTTCGGGTCAAAAAGGTGCTGGAAAAGGAAGAACGACGCAAGTCAGCCGAACAATTGAAGGTTTTAGGGCAAGATTTGCTTGCTTCAGGGGTCGCATCGCGGGAAATACTCCCTAAATTGGCGCAATCCATCATTGTTGACCTCGGTTTACGCCTGGTAAGCAACGAATGGGAGATCAAGTCCGCCGAAGAAGCTACTAAGGTGGCAAAAATTTGGTATGACATCCTTAGGTTGGAGTCAGGTCAGGCAACAACGATCAACGAGAACCGTACCGGGAACCCCGAAGATCGTTTGTCGCGTTTAGAAGAGTTAAGATCAGAAGCGAAAGCTCGTGTCGAGGCTGGTTTGCGAGCAATAGGGGACGGACAAAGCGGATGAACTTCTTGTCCGACGACGAATTCGGTCAACTCACAGGTGCAGAACAAGACGAATACCTTCGACTGCTTGAAATAGACCTACAAGCATGGAAACTGACAGGCAACAAACGCCAGGAGAAAGCACACGCCCTCGTCAAGAAAGTTGACTGGTTGCTCTACGGTGGTGCAGCTGGTGGTGGCAAATCCGAACTGCTCGCCTACCACGCCCACGAACTATCAGAGAAATACCCCGGTCACCGCACACTCCTCGTCCGAACCGCACTCCCCGAACTACGACGATCACTCATCATCCGATCCCAAGTCCGATACGCCCAACTAAATGTAGATGCAGCCCTACGATCCATTGACAACGTCAAAGCTTGGTGGTATGGCAACGGATCAATCATCGAATACGGATTCTGCGCCCGTGACGAAGATGTTGGTCAATATATGTCTGCCGAGTACGACTTTATCGGTTTCGACGAAGCAACCCAATTCACCCCCTACCAAATGCTCATGATGTCGGGCCGACTCCGAACTAGCCGAAAAATGACTGCATTAGGCGTAAGAACCCACGTTATGTTCGCAACGAACCCTGGCGACCGTGGACATACATTCCTATACAAAATGCTGGTACAACCCACCCAGCACGGCAAATATGCTGTTGTTTACGATGTGCGCGACGGATTTGAGAATCCTGAAGTAGTACGCCGAGTCGAACTCCCCGACGACCCAGCAGACATCGACAAACTAGAAATCCCCCACGACCCCACCGACCACCTCATCGTCGCGTTCGTACCGTCAACCGTGGACGACAACCCCCACATTGACCCCACATACCGCAAGCACCTATCCATGCTCCCCGAAACAGAACGCAAACAAAAACTGTTAGGCGACTGGGATACCTTCACCGGGCAATACTTCTCCGAATTCAACAGAGAAACCCACGTCATACCACCATTTGAAATCCCGGCAGAATGGCCACGCTACCGAGGAATCGACTTTGGTACAGCAAACCCTTACTGCTGCCTATGGGGAGCCTGGGATCCAGCCGACGGAACTTGCTACGTCTACCGAGAGGCATACCAAAAAAACCTGACAGCAGCACAACAAGCCATGCAAATCAAAGAAATGTCCAAAACCAGCGACGGCAAAAACGAACGCATCACCGCCACCGTCATCGACCCATCCACATACAGCAACGTCCAAGGCTTAGGACAAACCGTCGCAGGCGTATACAACTCACTAGGAGTCTCTACCAGCCGAGCCAAAAACGCCCGTATCTCAGGATGGCAAAACGTCCACCGCTACCTGCAACCAGGCGTTATCAATGATGAGCCAAAATTAAAAATTTTCTCTACTTGCGAGCATCTGCTCCGCACGCTGCCCGCGATGCGCCACGACAAAACCAAAGTTGAAGACGTAGACACCGACGACGAAGACCATGCAGTAGACGCACTCCGATATCTGCTAGCCTGCCGTCCGTACAATGAAATCACCCGCAAACATAAACACGCCACATATGATGCAGAGGGTAGAGTACAAAGGTTCATGGAGAAGTTGGACAAAACAAAAAAGCGGAGATGGTAATGAGAATCGTTGACAACTACAATTATTTGCCTGGTTGCTGTTGGATCTGTCGAGGGGTCGCAAAACCCATTATTGACATGGAACTAGACCTAGACGGACATAACCATCCCGATGACGTAAACCCGTCAGCCAACACCCGTCTTTATATTTGTGCCGACTGTGCGCTAGAACTAGCTCGCATGGTTGCACCAGCCCGTGCAATAGAAATGCGTCGCTTCGGAGAATTCGCAGCAATGGAACGAGTCGCCAAAGAAATGGGCGACCGAGCCGAAATAGCAGAAGAACGCCTAGCCTTAATCGCAGGAGCAATCGTGGGTGTAGACTCACAACCTGTAGAGCAGGCAGGCCCTACAAGTCAACTCGACGAGGATGATCCGCCGTTAGGCTCCGCACGGCCCGATGTAGCAGGTTCACCCCTTACCAGCAAGCGAGGTCGTCCTCGTCGGGAAGACACCCCCAAACCCGAAATAGATACTGATTTCGTTGGTGATTTGTGATATTCGCAGCGTTCAGCCTCGTCGCCCTACTGGGTATTGTCCTGTTGTTACTACGCGAGAACCGTAGATTGACTAATCTATTGTTGGCAAAGAATCCATCAGCAGCTATTGCCGCCGAAAAATTCTCCAAGTCAACAAAGAAAGAACAAGTCGATCCCCGGTCACGAACATCGTGGCAATCACCAACTGAAGGCGTAGGGCCATGAAACCTTGGGAACCACCCAAACCAACAGATGTCATTGACCTATGGAACAAGGCTGACCGTTATCTGTTAAAAGAACGCCGGGACTACTGGATGAACGCGTCCTACAACAGCGGTCAACAATGGATTTGGTGGGATCAGACCCGCAACATCGTGCAAGAACTGGACTACGCCAACGACAACGAACGGTACACGCGTATCACCGTTGATAAGTTTGGGCCTCGTACAACAAACCTTTTATCTCGTATGACGCGCTCCCCACTTGTATGGGAGATCGAGCCATCAGGAACAGACGACGCATCAGCTCGTCGCCAACGTCTACAAGAACAACTTCTCCTATCGGAAGCCACAGAACAAGACTGGGCTGACATTCGTGAAGAACACCTTCTCCAAGTTCTCTATGGTGGATCGGCAGCCGTATCTATTGAATGGGATCCCCAACTAGGCAAGATCGTCGCTACCGACCCCGTTACCGCCATCCCGATCCCCGCTGGTGGTGTACGCCTCACACCCCTCGGTATCAGCGAATTCTGTTTAGAACCAGGTTCACCGTCAGTTGATGACGCTCGCTACTGGATTAAGTGTGTTGCTCTACCCCCTGAGCAGGTTAAAGAACGCTACAACCTTGACTGGGAACCAGTACCTGACGCAGAAGCATCATTGTCTTCACGCCACCGCACATTGCTCTCGCGTCGACCACAAGGTCAACCACCCCGCTTAACACTTGTTTACTGCTACTACGAACGCCCGACATCGCGCACCCCTGGTTGCGTAGTCCACGTCGTAAACAACAAGCAGGTATACGCCTACGGTGACGGTCAAGGCTGGCCATTCCCATTCCCCCGTCTCAATATCGCTATTGGTATCCAGCGCAAAATCCCTCGTACATGGGTCGGGAACACACTTCTTACCCCGGCACGAGACATCCAGTACGCCTACAACCGTGCGCGCTCAACCATCCTTGAACATATGCGTAAAGCAGCTAATGCTCGACTCATGGTTCCCGCAGGATCAATTGAAGACTCTGACACCATTACGACCGACCCAGCCGATGTACTTGAGTACAACGCTGAACTGGGCGAACCGCATTGGCAGTCAGCACCCGAAGTCCCCCGCTGGATCAGTAACGAAGCAGCACAACTAGAAGCAGAGATGGACGACATCTTCTCCACCCACGCTGTTTCTCGTGGTCAAGCTCCTGGTGACCGCAACTCAGGACTCGCCCTATCGGTATTGGCTGAGAAGGACGACACCCCGTTAGCACCGATGGCACGAAACCAGTCTGCTGTTTGGGCGCGTATCGGTCAAATGACGTTGCAGTTGTACCGTGCCTACGCCCAGCAATCAGGCATGGTGCGATCACAAACGATCACCACCCAGCAAGGATCGACCGTTCAGTTTGAATGGACAGCCGACGACATTGACGAAACCCCACAAGTCAAAGTCCCGCTAGACGCGACCGCACCACGATCCAAGATCGCAACACAGTCAGTCATCACATCGCTGGCACAGACCTTCCCCGCAGCATTCCAAAACATTGACGGCATGAGCTTGTCACGACTGCTCGACCTTCCCGACCCCAAAGGTTTCATGGCATCAGCAGACCCCGATGTCGCCAAAGCCGAATGGGAAAACGGACTACTCATGCAGGCCACCCCAGTTATGCCAGCCGACTTTGACGATCACGCCAAACATATTGCCCAACACAACCGCGAGCGCAAATCCCCTGCATACGAGCTTGCAACACCCGATGTTCGACAGGCAATTGACGTTCACGTTCAAGCGCACCAAAAGCTGGCTGCCGACGAAGCAGCCGCACAACTCGCAGCACAGCAACAGATGCCGGGATCAGAAATGCTCCCGCAAGCCAATGAAGCACCTGGATCATTGGTTCCACAAATACAAAACGGACAGCCAGGATTACCACAGGAGATGCCACCACAATGACCGACTTTAACCCCGAAGGTGTAGTGGATTCTGCACCATTAGAAGGTTCAGAAGCCAGTTCCACCGATGTCAATTGGGAAGACAAATACCGATCAGAAGTAGCCGACCGTGTCAAAGAACGCGAACGCTACAAGCCGATTGCACAAACTTTCGCCAAAATGCATCCCGACGATGCCCGTGCCGTACAAGAGTTTGCTAACGCTTTCGCGTCAGGCGACACCGACACCGCAGTCCGATGGATGGTTGACAACGCCCGAACCCTCGCCGGGGAACGCTTTGACACTTTCATCAGCCCCCAAGCACAAGCTGCCATTGGTCAGCAAGCAATCCAAGACGGCCAGTCAGCAGGTCTGACCCCTAGCCAAGTCGAACAGCTCGTCGAGCAACGAATGAACCAGTTCGCCCAGGCTCAGGTACAAACACAGTACGAACGACAAATTGAGGAGACGCTCGCACAACATGGACTTCAACCCGATACGCCGTTGGCGACAGCAGCAATCGTCGCAGCATCCCGCCGATCCGACCTTGATCTTTCCTTGGCAATACGCGAAATGGAAGATCAAGTTCTCGCTCAGGCAACGCAGATCGCAGCAAAGCGTTCAGAGGCAGGCAGCCAAATGGGGACACCCATCGTCAATGGGCAAGCCTCAACCAACCTCGCAGGACAGAACATGAGTCCTCGTGACCGGGCTATGGCACGACTTGAACAGCACGGTCTTAGCTAGCCATTTGACAAACGGTAGTTGTAGTGGTGTAGCATTTCGTCTGTACCTCGGATGAGGCGCACCACATACAACCACATAACATCGGAAGATGCAAGGCAACGCTGGATGGCGTGAACCATTGACAAGGTTGTGAACTCCCACATTCACCTACCCTCTTAAAGGAACCCCATCATGCCCGCAACACTCTCAACAGTCGATGCCATTCTCAAGGACGACTACAAGGAATATCTCGACAACCTCAACAATGCGAACTTCATTCTTTCGCAAGTTGAAACCCGCAAAGACACCGTCCAGGGTCGTATTGCCCGCCACGCCGTCCACCTCGGACGCTCAAGTGGTGTAGGCGCACGAGCCGAAAACGGAACCTTGCCAACTGCTGGAAACCAGGCTTTCGCAACCGTCCCGGTTCCCGTGCGCTACGTCTACGGACGCATCCAACTTTCAGGCCCAACCATCAAGCAGGCTGTCACCGACCGTGGCGCATTCATTGATGCTTTGGATGCTGAAATGGAAGGCATCAAGAACGACGCAATGAAGGATGTCAACCGTCAGTTGTGGGGTACGTCAAACGGCGTTATCGCACAATGTGGTACGACCACTTCAGCAACGACCGTTGTTCTCGCTTCGACCACAGGTTCGACCGCACTCCGTCAGTTGTTCTTCGACGGTGGCATGGTTGTTGACATCGGAACCGTCGCATCCCCGACGACCGTTGCATCAGCTCGTACCATCACCTCGGTCGACGAAACCAACAAGACCATCGCCATCTCAGGTGCAGCAGTCACGACATCCTCAAGTCACTTCGTTTTCCGTAGTGGTGCAGGTGGAGCGTCCAGCAACACAGGTCAGCCTGGCGACGGACAGGTCGAATTGACTGGTCTTCAGACCATCGTTGACGACACCGCAGTCCTTCACACAATCAACCCTTCGTCACAGCCGAAGTGGAAGTCCTATGTGAACAGCAACTCAGGAACCAACCGTTCCATCACCGAAACCCTCATTACTGGCTCCATTATGAAGACCCTCACCAACTCAGGTAAGAAGCCTTCGTTGTTGGTTTCGGCTGAAGGTGTCAACTTGGCAATCAGCAACTTGTTGCTCTCATTGAAGCGCAACATGGAGCAGACCCAGCTCAAGGGTGGCTACGCAGGCATCCAGTTCTACAGCCCGTCTGTCAGCGGTAAGGGTGACGAGTCACCGACTGCCTTGTACGCAGACTTCGACTGCCCGAACAACCGCCTGTACGGCATCAACCCCGACGTGTTGGTCTACCACCAGGTTGGCGACGGATTCCAGTTCATGGATCTTGACGGTGCAGTTATGAACCGTAAGCCCGACGTGGATGCCTACGAAGCAACCTTGTACGCCTACGGCGAACTTGCTTGCAAGCAGCGCAACGCCCACTTCGTCATCAAGGACATCACCGAGGTGAGTATCTGATGGCAGCTTCAGTCAGTATCACAACTGGCCCTGAAGTTCCGGGAAGCCGTAAGGAAGTCGTTGGTGTTATCACTTTTGACAGCTCGTATCCGACAGGTGGCGAGGCCGTCACTTTGGCGCAGTTGGGTCTTTCACGACTTGACTACCTCATCGTGACTGCTGTCAACGGAAACATCCCTGCGTGGGACGGATCAACCTCGTCGCCTAAGATCAAGTTGTTTTGGGTGGACACCACCACAGACGGCGCACCGATGGCTGAAGTTGTGAGTACGACGGACGTTTCTTCAACGACTGCTCGCTTCTTGGCAATCGGCGCATAAACCAAATCCCCCAACAAACGAACGAGCCAGCCACTTTCGACGGTGGCTGGCTTTTTCGTCTATAATTTCAGCATCACCACGAAAGGTTCATTATGGCTACCTACTCAGCTTCTTCCGCCAAAACGATCACACTTGTTGCCAACACGGTAGACACAGTCACTTTGACCGGGAGTGGCAACAATTTGCACGTTTGGCAAACATCGACCACGCCTATTTATTTCACGACTGCTCAACCAGGTGAAACCCCGGCAACACCGACAGTTGCAGGTGACAACACCATCGGCATTTTTAACAACAACAACTCAACCGATTTCCCCTGGTCGGGTAACGGCATCGTTATCAAAGTTATTTCCGCTGGTACAGGTACAGTCAACTTCGCCTTACATGGTTGATTATTTGTATATAGTGTTCCCATGATTCGCGCAGCAAACCTCATGGGAGAAGTAGAAGGCGGTAGCCAAATGGCTGAAGTCGCCTTTGACGTATACGACATTGCGACCCGCATCCAAAAGGGTGACGAGTCGGGCTGGCGAGGTGATCCCAGCGCATCACTCATGTTTAACCCGATCATCGGTCGATTTGAAGTGTGGATGGTTGATGCCACCGGGACACCGTATGTCGCCTGCTCACACCACCGAGCTGACCACACTCTGATTGTGAAACTGATCGAGGGTGACTGGCAAAAAGGTAAAGCACTCCACGAAGACCTGTTGAAAAAGAACAAAGCGATCCTTGCTGCTCACGAAACAGAGGAGAAGGAAAAGCGACTAGAATTAGCAGACAAGTTGCATTGGGCATTGATTAAGGATGTCGGCCACTTGGGTGGATCCAACAAGCGCAGTATCAGCATGAACGAGAAAGGCAAGTAAATATGAACTTGGCTGACCTTCGTAACGCTGTCAAAGATCGACTAGCAATCCGTTCAGACGGGTCAGGCAACAGCCTTGACGGACTCATCACTAATGCGTATGTGAACACTTCTATTGATGACGCGCTTAATCGTGTCAGCATGGAGCGCGACTGGTGGTGGCTTGCCACAACCGAATCATTATCGTTTGATACGACCGACGGTGACGCAACTTTGCCCGCCGATTTCATGCGAGCTAACAAACTGGTTATCAACGGCAACCCGGTCGAGCCACTACCGCTAGACACATTCCTAGACCCCAACGCCGATAGTAACACTTACGGTTGGCTGGTTTACGGCAACGCTGTCAAGATCACGCCGATCCCAACCACAACTACCACCGGGACGTTGTACTACTTCCGTAGCGAACCAGCCCTTTCGACACAAGCGTCTCCCGATACTAAGTCACCGTTGATGCCCGTTGTCTACCACAAGTGCATTGTCGCCTACGCTAGCCACCTTTGTGCGGCCCGCCGACAGGACGAACAGCGAGCATCGTTGTATCTCCAGGAGTACGGCAACTTCTTGAAATCAATGAGCGACGACAACCGCGCCACGATCCAGCGACGAATCAAGTTCTCACGGACGATGTCAGACGCAGCCTGGAGCTAAGTCATGGGATCATTCCAAATAACCTATGACGACTTCTCAGGTGGTCAGTACATGGGCAACAAGTCCACCAACTTGCCCAAGAACCAATGGACTGGTGAAAATGTTGTCTCATTGCCTGACGGTCGTTTAGTACCAGTAGGTGCATTAACGGCAGGAACTTACACGCCATCAGGGTCTTTTACATCGGCATCAATCCTTGACCATTGGGTTATTGGTGACACAAAATCTAATGCTTATGTGTTTGCTAACTGGTTTACATCACCATCAACAAACTCGTCACGAATGATTAAATGGACGGCCATTAACAACGGCACATTGTTTCCATTAACAACTTCTACCTCTGCGCCAAACACCGCAACCGTAACAACTTTGACTGGGACAATTGCGGGTGAAGTTGCCTATGACAACAACAAAGCAAAGTTCTACTATGTTACGACCACAGGAAGCATTTATTCAGTAACCACCGCAGGAACAGTTGGTTTCGTTTCGTCTGATTTGGCTGGACTTGGTATTACCGATATTGCCGTATACGGATACCGCCTTGTCGCTTGGGGTGGCACAAACAAACGTCTTTACTATTCCGATACAACAGGTCAGATTTGGGCGACTAATAACTACTACGAATTTACAGGAACAATCCTTAACCTTTTGGTTCGCACAAACGACGTAGTAGTTATTACCGAAAACGGCGTGTTTAGCCTTGTCGGTGTACTTGGATCGAACATTACAAACCAACTAATCGTTGCCCAAGCCAACATTACTGAAGGCATGAGAGACGCAACCGTTGTGGGTCGTGCCTCATATTTCCTAGACCAGTCTCTTGCTGGATCAATAGATGGTTCTATCTACCGTTTGACAGGCTCCCAGGTTCAAGCAGTCGCAACCATGCTGACCGATGACATGATTGCCAACCAAGCGTTCGGCCTTGAACAAGCCCGTGTTTCGTCAGTTAACGACGGTCGACTTGTTGTCATGCTTAGAAGCGGTATCGCGTACGCCGAAACAACTCCCGGCACATGGGCACGGTTAAATTTTTCTAGCAGCCTGATTGAAAAAGCCTCAACTAAACAACAACAAATTGGACGAGCTGGAGCAAACTCACTTAACGAATACTTCATGGTTGCATCAATAGACAAAAATACAGCACCCAGTTACACAATTAAATTAGACAGATTTATTCACCACATCAACGGTCTAACAAACAAAGATAACGATTTTACCTACAGTTCGACAGCATCAACATCTAGCGACAGGCCAACTGGCACAGTCACATTGTCTGAATATTTCCATTCAAAACCGTTTACGGTCAAAGAAATGTTTGTTGAATACGAAGCAACCGCAAACTCCGCTATTACCGCTTCAATTATTCCTACCGGGAACGTAGATGTTGTGTCGGCAAACATCTCATCAATGACATCCAGCGGTGTTGCCAACATGACCCAATCATCCTCTGCCACCGTTATGGAACGATTCCGACCAAATAACGCCAACAAGGGTTTTGGTGTCAAGCCACAGTTGACTATCAAGTCGGCCATAGTAAAGCGCGTGATCCTGAACTGCGAAGACTAATATGACTCTTACAATACAAGGCGTACCCACATCACCAGGTCTAACGTATGTCAACGTTGCTCGATCATTGCCGTTCCAATACACGTTTCGTGGCGACGACTTCACGGAATTTAGTCCTGCAACACGCGACCTATTTGAGAACCGTGACCGCGAATTAGAACTTTCACTTATCAATATCAACGGGGCAATACCTGTTGGTGGCGTAACTATGTTTGGCGGCCTTCTAGCTGCTATTCCGTACAACTATTTGCCGTGCGACGGTCGAACCTTAGACACGACAGAGTTTGCAGATTTATTTAACGTCATTGGCTACCGTTACGGCGGGTCGGGCGCAAACTTTAATTTGCCAACAGCAGTTGATTATATTCCTTTTGGATTAGGCAATGACGTACAAAGCAGAGTTATTAGTTTAGGTACAGACTCTAAAGCCTCAACGGGGCATACCCACACACTTAATAGCCACAGTTCAACAGGTCACGCTCATAACCTAAATTCCCACGCATCAACAGGTCACGGGCACACCCTGGGAGCCTCGACTGGTAACGGCGGCGTAGACCATTTTCATGGTGGTAATACAGGCAACGCCAACGCAAACCATGCTCATTCGGGCAATACTGGGACTAACAGCGTAGGCCACACCCACAGTTATTTTAAGGCTAACAGCGGAGCAAACAACAACACAGGTGGCGTAAGCGTAAACCACACGCATGGATTTAATACAAGTAGTGATGGTGCAGCCCATAGTCATGGTGTTGTAACTGGTCTTGCCACCGCGTTTGACCACGCTCACAACGCCGCAGCAAACGTCAACGCAAGCACCGCCGACACAGCACATAGTCACACGGCTACTTTTTCCAACGCCGACGCAGCCCACACTCACACCGCTAATGCAACCAATACTGACGCGGGTCATTTTCATTCAATTTCAGCAATTGGCTTTTACTTCATTATTCGATACCAGTAGGTGGACATGGACGAACAAATTCTTGAAGGCTCACCTAAATTCTTTATGAAAACAATTGGAGTCAACGACAACAAAGGTTTATTTGGTATAGCAAAATTTGAACATCCCGGTGAGTTTATGCCGAACGATGCAATGGATCAAAGATGTGACTCTTACAGAACTAAAGGCCCAACAGGATTCCACAAATGGGATTTATCAAACAACCTATGTTCATGCGGTTCAAGCGAAATGCCCGACCCTAAAGTTGGCAACCATTCAGTCGTTTTAGACCAACTTAAATGTTTGTACCCAGTTATTGAAGCAAGTCCTCACGGGTTAATTATTTATTTTGAATTTCGTGATGATGAAATTGAATTGCAAGCTTCAAAACAACATTTCTCTACTTGCGCTCATTCGATACAAGAATTGTTTCGTTTGATGCTGGAATGGGAATTTGCAGCATCAACGCTAGGTAGCACCGAAGACGTGGCGGTCACATCGGCAAATATGCTTCAAGTTCTAGATATGCCTGAAAACATTCGTGAGTGGATCATTAATGAAGTACCGCCCGAAAAGGTTGCTCGGTTCTTGGCAGGCGAGACCAACGCCCAAGACCGCACGACAGACCCTATCCCCGATCTCAGCCAAGAGTTCTATGATTGGGTTTACAATAAAATTACTCAATGCAGATCGTTTGGAGAATACGATGACTGAAGTTACTTACCCAGCTGGAAAAGAAGGTTTAATTGCTGTATACGACAATTACCTTGACCCTGCAATTTGCCAGGACTTGTTAAACAGAATTGTCCACATTTACAACGAGTTGTCCTACGACGGTCGCACCGTAGCTGGCGTAGACATAAAAACTAAATGCAGTCGAGATTCATCTTTGAACAGACAATATTTTATTGAACATGGTCAAAATTGGACTTATGAATTACAAGATATTGAAAACGGAATAACTGCAACATTGAGCAGTCTTGTTGCCGCATACAGGTCTGAATACCAATCTTTGCATGAATGGATGACAATTGAAGACACGGGTTTTCAAATTCAACAATATGAAAAAAACATGGGTTACTACCGACCCCACGTTGATTCATTGCCAGGAACACAAGTTAGTAACCGCGTTTTGGCTTGCATCGTCTACCTAAACACCGTCGAAGAAGGTGGAAGCACAAGATTCCCATTGCACAACGTGCAAATAAACCCTGTTCAAGGTCGTGTAGCTTTATTTCCAGCAACTTGGACGCACTTACATGAAGGTATGCCAGCGTTAAGCGAAGACAAATGGATCATATCCACCTTTTTGAATAACTCAATGTCATACAATCCACCACATACAAAGTTTGAAGACGCATTCTCGCATCCACACGATAATGACCATACGCATTAGGAGAACCAATGTCGAAACCGAGCCTGCTGACTGAAATAGCGGTCATCAACAACGCCAGGTATGTCCCGGTGTGCGGATACCAAACACTCCTAAACAGCCTAGACAAACCTGACCAGGTTGACTTAGAAACTGCCATGTCCGACCAAAGTATCCAATGTTCCGCAATTGAGCGAGCGTTACGCCAACGAGGGAACAGCATCACAGCGACGACACTACGCCGTCACCGACGAGGGGACTGTTCTTGTGGCAGGACTAGCTGAAGACATCACCCGCCTAGGCGAAACCAAACGACTGTCGCTGGGTCGCATCGCAGACCTACTTGATCGCAACGGCATCGACCTAGACGAAGTTGGCAAGATTCAGCGCGTCTCGCTGTACCAGTCGCTTACGAAGAACGACGAAGGCGAAGCCGAACTACACGACCTGACAGCGATCCAGTTCTCGCCCAAATGGGCAGAAGGCCCCGAATGGCCAGTCATCCAGCCAGGCCCACCAGTCAAACTCCCAGCCCGCAAACCCGCCAAAACCCTCTCAGGGTGGCGTAATTGTGCCGTACTCCCCGATATGCAGATCGGCTACTACAGAGGCGTAGACGGGCAACTACAACCCACACACGACGAGCAGGCGATCAAGGTCGCATTAGACATCGTCAAAGATGCCAACCCGCAACTTGTGGTACTTGTAGGCGACAACTTAGACCTGCCCGAAATGTCCAAATACCGTCTGACTGCCCCATACCAGCAGACCACCCAAGCCACCATTGACCGTGCCACCCTGCTCGGCTTTGAACTTCGTGAAGCAGCACCCGACGCACGAATCGTATGGCTCGCAGGCAACCACGAAGAACGACTCCCCCGGTATCTCATTGACAACGCCAGCGCAGCGTTTGGTCTTCGACGAGGCTCATCCCCCGAATCATGGCCAGTCATGTCAGTCCCGTTCCTATGCCGACTGGACGAATCCAACGTGGAGTATCTACCTGGATACCCTGCTAGCCACATTTGGATCACCGAGAATCTCAAAGTGATACACGGCGACAAGGTTGCTAGCGGTGGATCAACCGCACACAAATACCTTGCCACCCAAAAGGTCAGCGTCATCTACGGGCATATCCACCGTCGAGAATGGGCAGAGCGCACAAGAGACGACCACGACGGCCCATCCACGATCCTTGCAGCATCCCCAGGTTGCCTAGCTCGCATAGACGGCGCAGTCCCCAGCACCAAAGGTGGCGTAGACCTAGACGGCAGACCCCTCGTCCAGCACGAAGACTGGCAACAAGGACTAGCCATCATCCCGTTTGACCCTGAAACCAACAAATTCTGTTACGAACAGATCGCTATTCACGACGGGTGGGCGATGTGGCGTGGTAAGAATTACGGGCAATGAAACCTGTACTCGTCATATGGAACGATGCTCATGCCGGGACATCCACCTGGGAACGCATTGAAGACCTTGTGGATAACGAGCCGTACGAAGTTAAATCTGTCGGTTTCTTAATGTCCACTAAGGCTGGTGGCAAACGAGGTCATGTCTCGATCACCCAATCTTGGTCAGCAGATGGCTGTGTAGACTCGGTTCTCCACATCCCTGCCAAAATGGTTGTCAGGGTCATTAACTTGGCCGAGGAAACCGATGAATATCTCAATAAAACTGGTACAAACAGCCCTGCAATACCTGAAGCGAGCAATCCCACGGGGTCGTGAAGAAGAAGACGAACTAGCCAATCTGATCTATGCGCTAGAGAAGTTGCTCGACAAGAAAAAGTAAGATGGGCAGCAACTACAACATTCACGCACCCAACGACGACAATTACTACTACTGTCCGTCCAAAGACTGCCCGTGCAACGGAAGTTCCACCCACCGCGACGACTACTGGCGCACCAATTCCTACGGTTACGACTCAACCGCCGACTATGAAGAAGCTCACGCCAACTTCAAGCGAGTCTTCCCTGATTACGACTAGACTAGAAGCCATGAACAGGACGGCAAAGACAGCATTAGTAGCATCAATAGTGCTAGCCTGCGCTTTACTATCCCAATGCTCAGACAGGTACAGGTATCCTTGTGACAACCCCGCCAACATCGGAAAACCCGAATGCTCGCCCGCAACGGTCAGTCCCGCCCCGTAAGAAGCGCATGAATCAAAACGAACTAGACGCTCGACTGCGCTTCTATGTTGGTATCGGACTCATCATCATCGTTGGACTAATCGTCTGCACAATGCTCTACGGACTGCTATTCGTCGTACAGCCCCTGGACTCACAATCGCCTAATGACAAAGCAATGCTTGATATGCTCGGCCCGATTTGCTATACATTGGTGGGAGCTGCCGTCGGGATAGTCGCGACACGCAACAACCGCCAAGACCCACCATCCGAATAACCAGGAGCCTGCCATGCCTCTCATCCAAGCCAACATCATTTTTACTATTGACACAGACTTCGTGCCACCCGAAATACCGGGAATGGACACCCACGACGGCGATGTCGTTCCACCCATCTCAGGTGCTGAACAAGTCGTGTACGAAGTGTTTAAGAAGATACAAGAAGTGCTACCCGAAAAGGTACACGCCTTCATACACACATCTACCCTGCTAGATCGCTAGTTCTTCTGCTAGCGTGTCACAAATGGCACGCAAATACACAGGGTACGACGGCGACGCAACTGGCAAACAAGCTGGTCTAGAAGAACTTGTACGTCAACTATGCAGCAAATTCCTTTTGTGGAACAACGGTACTTGGGTTATTCGCAACATGAAGAACGCCAACCTTAAAACAGAAAAACCGTCTGTGCATTCGACTGGCCGCGCAGCCGACCTTTCATGGCGCAAGTCAGGCAAGAAAGGTTCAGGCAACTACGCCGACGCTGTCGCCCTGATGGACTTCCTAGTGCTACACGCCGATGCCCTACAGATCGAATCAATACACGACTACTTCCCGCAACCGTTTGGTCGAGGCTGGAAATGTGACCGGGAAAACTGGACGGTATATGCCAAGCCGACTATCGGGTCTGCTCCTAACGGCGACTGGATCCACATTGAGATTTCTCCCCTTCACGCCAAGAACGCCCTGTTCTACAAGGAATTCTTTGCGAACCTCGCGACGGCAGCGGGAGAAAGTCCTTCTCCGCTAACTCCCGCTGCTGGCGCACCTGCCCCTTTAGTGTTTGCGTATCCTGGGAAGCCGTTACAGATCGGTTCCAAAGGGGACGCTGTGAAGCTCGTACAGGCTCTCGTTGGCGGTGTGATTACCGATGGCGATTTTGGGAAGAAGACTGACCACCGTGTCAAAGAATGGCAGTTCGCCCACAACATTGCAGCCGACGGTATCGTCGGGCCTGTCTCGTGGAAGGCTATGTTCGGCTGATGGAAGCGGTACTGGTCGCCATCGTTACAGGTGTGTTCGCTGTACTGGCCATCCTTGTTGAGAAGGGTCGCAAAGAAAACAAGCGTGACCACGGGAACGTGATGGATCGACTAGACCTCGTTTCGTCAGAGATACGCAAAGACATTCGCCAGGTGCGATACGAATTGAACGATCACGCCAATGGGCCAGCCCACAACACTAAGCCTGTTGTTCCTGCTAAAATCCCATTGAAGAAACGACCGAAGGCTGGATAGCCAGTAGGAACTCTAAGGAGCATCTATGGCAGAGACAGCGACAGCCGAGTATTACAGAAGACAAAACGACTTAAACAAAGCCAAACTCAAAACTGACTATGAGCAGTATCTTGCCGATCTTGCTACAAAATTCAACATTTCAGGCGAACAGTTAAACGCCAACCTTGAAGCTCGTGGCATTCTTCGATCAGGTGAAGCAGGCACAGCACAAGCACGACTTGGTGCAGCCAACGAAGCCGCGCGAACAAGTGCTACAACTAATTACGATTACAACATCGCAACTGCTGACACCAATTTGATGACCCAGTTAGCTGGCCTACAAGCCTCTACCCCGGCACAAACACCCGCCCCAGCTGCACCACCAGCAGAAGACAAACAACAACAATATGACTTTTCAAAAGTTGACTTTGCAGGACTTGGTCGAATGATGGCAGCCGACAAAAAGAAAAAAGACGAAGCGCAAATAGCCGCTGCTCCAGGATATGACTGGAACAAATTAGCAGGATTTGGTGGCAGTACGGGCGCAACACCAGCCACTAGACGAATTACTCCACCTTCAGCAAGAAACCGCTAATGGCATTTAACCTCTCGACCCCAGGCGCACAACTCGCATTCGGTGTAGCACAACGCGCCCAAGAAGTACAAGACTACAAAGACAAACTGGCCGCCGAAGCGCGCGCCCGCGTATCTGCACAACTTGCACCATTCGGTAACGACTTGACACAACCCGCCTCAACATTTGACAGCATCTACGGCCCAGCGGCAGCAACACAGCAGGCCCGTGCCAAAGCCATGCAGGAATATGTGACTGGGTTACCTGAACTACTTGCCCGCGTACAAGCCGAAAGATCGTCAGGCTCAGGTAGCGGCGGTGGTGCTAAACCATTCGTTCCACAACCATATGTAAGTCCCGAAGATTTCCTTAATTTCATAATGGGTGGACAAGGTGGCATTAAGCCTGGCTATGCCGACCCGTACACGCCTGCAATGGATGCTATGCGTAATCGTGGGCCTCGACCGGGTGTAGCGGTTAAACCTAACTTCCAACGTGACATCAACGCAGACAGGTTTGGCTGATGGCTCCTAAGATCGGCCCTCGTGGCATCACAATCCAAGACGTACAACGCGTAGCCAACAACGGTTTGCCCAAAGAAGACACCACGCCGTACCAACAAGGTAGACCCACATACCAGCCACCAACATATTCGTCGACTACGGCGTACAACCCTGAATTGCTAGCAGCCCTTATGGCTGGTCAAGCCCAACCTAGCTACGGTCAAAAATACGGTGGCTTCCCAACGCGAGATATGTTGAACGACGCAGCCTTGGGTTACGCCTTAAACATTCGCGACATAGGCGATTACGCCGCATCACAACAAGCAACTCTCGCCGCACCTCTTGAAGCTGGTCTTCAAAAAACTTACGACACCAATACGGCAAACCAAGCATTCCGAACTGCCGTCGAACGACCAGCGCAACCAAAACCTTGGAATATTGACTTTTACAAACCGCGGAACCTTGTTATTGAAGATGCCAATGCTCGCTCATTAGCAGCTTTGCAAGCCCGAACAAAAGCCAAAAATGACGAAGCCTTCGCACAAGCAACCAAAGAATACAACGCTCAAGTTCTTCCGTACGAACAAATTGCAGAAACCATTTACGGTACGCCGATCTCACAACTCGCTCGACAAGCACTTACAACCCAATACGGTGTTGACCCCAATGTCGCACGCGCAACTTTCACCGAACAAACAGACCTTGATTACGCCAAACTTCAACGCGACGCAGAACTAGCCGCCCAAGGTATTGACTTCTCGATGAGCGAAGGCGAAATGATTTACAACACCCAAGGACTTGAAGCTTACAATGATTACCGGGATCAAAAAACATTTGAAGCAATCAACGGCACGCCAGCAGAACGAGCCAAAGCAGAACAAGATTTAATTGACTCACAAAACGCACCAATTGATGCAGACATCTTGGCCATCTACGGTGTCGCCCCGAAAGAAGTAACCAATGCTGACGCCGATACGGTGCGCGCAATATTTACAGATCCCGATTTTGTAGCAAAATGGGTTATGCCTTCGTTTGAACTTCTTGATGCAAGCAATGGAAATTATACTGCTGCTGAAATTGCAGGTAAACAAGCCGGGGCATATTTAGAGGCCAACCCCAACGACCTATTAAAAGCCAAAACACTTGCAGCCATCATTGCAGAATTTGACTTCCGCGCCCGCTAATGTCAGCCGAAGACCTTATCAATCGAGTTAAACAACGTAGGTTGTCAATGCCGACCTACGGCGCTCTTCCGCCGCCCCCGCCTAGTGACCCAATCAGCCCAACTACAACGATCCCACCTGCAACAGCAACTGGTGTTGTTCCATTCCAACCATCAACGGTAGTAGCAGAAGCAGCCAAAGGTGGCAACGACAAAGGTTTCTTAGGTAATTTGCTTTCAATTCCAGGAAGCGCAGTAAAGGGAGTTTTTACTGGGATCGGTCAACTTCCGCAATTAGGAAAAGACGTTGTGATGACTGGCGTCGGTACTGCGGAAGAAGCATACGGCGGAATAACTCAAACTTTAATTCCTTTTTACGACTACACCACACGCGCAGATAAACGACGAAAACAAGCCGAAGAAATGGGTCTTAAAGGCTACGAGGCACTCAATTACGAATTAGCTCACACATATCCGTTTGTAACAAAGTTTGCTGACTCAGTACAAACACTTGGTGGCAATGTTGCTGAACTTGTACCACTTGCAAAAATTGATGTTGGCGAACCTGGAGTTAACTACAAAAACGCTTTCAATAGAGGCGACCTAGGTGAAGTATTAGTTGGCGACGCTGGAACGGTATTAACAGCTGGTCGTTTTAGTGGTCTAGGCAACCTCGGTGTTCGCGCGGGAGCTAAAGTCACTTCGGCAGGCGCACCCCGGCTTGGCTCAACCATCTCGTCTGCTTCACGATTTGTTGAAGAACCGATTGGAACAACCGTACGCGGAACAGCCCGTGTAGGTAACTTGGCAGCAGACCGACTGTCCCGACTCTCAACTTTGGGCAACACCGCAACTTCTCGACTGTCAGGTTTCGCTGATCGAGCTGGACGAGTCGCTCAAGCACCACGCCCATTACGACAAACACTTACTGAGACTGTTGGTTCCCGCAGGGCATATTACGAAAAGCGTTTAACAGATCTAATCGACGAAGAAACAAGATTAACTGACGCAATAGAACGACTTCCTCAAGGTGACCAGGCGCGAATCGCACTTGATGAAGAACTCAAAGCAGTCATAAAAGATAAAGAAAAAGCCTTGACTGGTACTGGCCGACCAAAACTATTACGCCAAGAACTGAGAGCGCAACAACGAGCCGCCGAAGCCACCCGTACCTTTTGGGTTACTACGATCAACCGTTGGGGCAACGAAGGGTCAGTCCCTGCACCTGTCCGTATCTTGAATGGCAACGCCAAAGCGGCGCGCGTACGTCAGCAGGAAGCAACAACAGCAGGCAATACGCAAGGCGCGCAATTCTATGATGACCAAGCGACGTTCTACGAAGAAGCAGCCACCCTAAAACAATCCGATGTTAACGGTCGACTTAACCCCAAGAATTGGGACGATGTTGAAAAACAAACTATATGGAGTAGTGCCGTTCTCATTATGACCAAGGTCAAAGAAGAAATTGTTCGCGTGTACGACAGCAAAATTAGAGAAGGCATGACGCACGAGCAGGCCATTGACTACATCACTAGAAACATCACACCACCTGAACTGCTAGATGATGTAGCCCGCCAAGGTTACGCCTGGACACCGCAAGCTATTGACCGTGTGGTGCGTTTTGCAAAGGGTCAACTGGACGCATTTGACAGCATGAACATTGAAGGTGCTGCTCGACTTATTGACTCGTTCAGTAAATGGTTCAGCAGTCAAGCCGAACAAGGTATCGGTCGAGTGACCGGGGCTATCCCATTCACCTATAGGTACAACTTGCCTGACCCAATGAATATGGTGCGCCAACTTGAGGGTCGACCAAAACTTAAGACAGCAGTTTATGAAATCCTAGATGAAGCTATGGCGTATGTATTGCGTCGCGACCACATGGATATTGTCACCGAACAAAAGATTGACCTTAATAATCCAACGGGACTGTTTGAGACGTACGCGACTCAAAACTTTGGTAGCGAACAGTACGCCATTGCCTACAAAGCATTGACCGAAGCGTTTGATGTACTTGTAAACGACCCGCAGACCTCAATGTTCATGCAGAACAAGATGATCTATCCCGCTGCAATGCGACCTGTGATGTTGGCAAGAGAACGCTTAACGCAAGCAGCTCGCGCCGAAGACGTAACTTTTATGGCCGACGAGATGGCGCAACTTGCTGTTCAAAACCAAGACTTAATCCCCGGCAGAACCTTGAAGTCAATTGCTACTGCCATCAAGTTGGCTTTGGGTGAGCAGACTAAATACGACGTGCGAACCTGGGTTCGTGTTCAAGCAACTCTCAACCGTTTAGTCGCTGACGCACAAAAGGCTCAAGCCGAATACCAAGGTGCGGGAGCAAAACTTAGTGGTGGCATTGACAGTACGATGGCTCGACTGCAACAGATTGAACAGTTTGCTGTCGCTGCTAACGCGATGATTGACCAGGTTATTGCTAACCCTGACATTGTTTTCCCTGATCTTGCTAATGGTTCACCACGACTTGTTGCAGCACGGGAAGCGGAGCAAGCAAACCTGTCGCGCATTGAAGCGATCCCCGACGAGATCGCTCAGGTTGATGCGGAGATTAAAGCCGAGATTGACCGTCAGAGAACCGCTAACGCTTATCTGCAACAGGAGTTGGACAATACTCAGGTCAGCCTTGACGAGGCTCGTACTCGTGCTACTGAAACAGCCGATGCCGAAGCCACGGTGCGCCAGCAGTTAGACCAGGAGCAGGCGTACCTTGATGCTCACGGTAAACTAACTGCCGAAGAAATCGCAGCGTTACAAACAGACTTTGAGACAGCACTTCGTATTCACGGCCAGTACGCAAGTGGTAAAAAGTTTGTTAGCAAAGGCACAGCACAATCAGTTAAAAATCGCTTAGTCCGAGAAGCCACAGAACGTCTTGCTGTCGCCCAAGGTCTTGTAGATAGTTTGATGCCTTCACGGTTGCGTCGCTCGCGCACAATGACTATCGGTTTGGCGACCGACCCGAACGCAATGTCATTCATGCAGGAAGACTTCCGTGCGCCATTTGAAAGTGCCGTCTATCAGGCTATCGGTGATCCAAAACTAGCCAAGAAGGCATACAACGATTTCGTTAACACTCGCACCGTTATGGACGAAGGTGTCGCTGTTGACCAACTCAACATGGAGACAGGTCGTGACTTCGCATCAGATAGCGACTTCATGGCAGAACTGGGTCGTGCTTGGGCTGAACAATGGATGGCAGAAAAAGATTTAGGTCGCGCCAAACAAAAAGGCGTAGAGGCTATTCGCAAAGAACTTGCTGCCGAAAATCAGGCCAACATTGACCAGGCTATTGAAGCATCCACAGTCACAGGACAGACGTTGCCGTGGATTGAACGCATGATCGAATTAGAAGATCGTGCGGTGCTTGCCGAACGCACTACTGAAGTTCAAAGATTGCGCGCTGAACTTGATAAAGCCGAACAAGCAGCACAAAAAGCACAAGCCGACCTCAATAAACTGGCAGCAAAAGTAGCCAAACTTACCGACCAAGCACGACCCAAGGTTCCGAACGAACTACTGACACGCCGTAGCAAATTAGAAAAAGAATCCGCCACTACAAAGAAAGCAACTCGCCGTCTAGCCGGGGTCGTAGAACGCGCCCAAACAGCAGAACCTAAGACGCTAGCCAGCCTTGTTAAGAGCGCACGCCTCGCGCGACTACAAGGTGTCGGCAAACTAAACGCTGACGGATCAGCACAAATGCTCCCAGGTCTTGCTGGCAAATTGGATGCCGAACAACAAACGCTTCTAGTCAAACAAGCAGAATTAGACGCAAAACTTGCCGACGTTCGACGCAGAGCAGCCGAGCAAGACGCGCTAGAACAACAAACACAGACAATCCAAGGCGAAGCACAAGCACTATCCGACCTACAAGGCCAGCCAATGGGGCCACAATTACTTGCCCAAAGCGGAGCAGCACGACTCAATGTCGAAGGCGCAAGCCCCATTTACTACCCAGCAGGCGAAACATCGTCCGTTACACCGCAAGCACGCATTGAAACTCGACTACGAAGCGAAGCAGCTGGTGCTGAACGGCAAACAGCAACCGAAGGTGTGAAGACAACCAACGTCATGGCGATGACATTTGACAAATTTTCTGAACGCGTCAATGAGATCTTGGGTCAAGCAGCACGCAACGTGGTTATTCAAAACCTTATTAAGAACCGTGATTTTGTTACCGATGTATCATTCCATTTTACTGACGAACAGTTAGTCCAATTTGATATTGATGCTCGGAACAGACTGCGTTCACAACGAACCAACCTAAACAGTTACGAGTTTGAACAGCTCGTCAAAAAAGAAGTCGGCAATACAATCCTACAAAAGTTGAAAGAAAAAGGTTTAGAGCCAATATCCAAAGTACAAATGCCCGACCCCGAAGATATTTATACTGGTCGCTCTGCGTTAGATACATTCAAAGACATCGTCGAAGGTCAAGACATTGACGCAACAACGCTCGTTATGCCTATTGGTATGCGTGGTAGAGTCGCATCAAGTTTCGTGGCTAAGGCAGACGGTGCAGTACCTGACAGCGTAAAACGAATTGCCGACTTTATTGGTGACAAAACATCGCGTTGGAAATCATGGATCTTGCCGATCTCAGTTCGCTGGCAAGTCGGTGACTACATGGGCAACATCATTAACGCCTGGGTGCGTGGAGACATTGACCCCAAGACAATGATGGAAATGATGAAGTTGGTTGACGAACTCATCCGTGAAGACACCACGACTGGCAAACTCAAATCGCGCACCGGGGGCGTAACCAACCGCACATTCAATAACCCTGTATTGCAAGCACTTATCGGTGAAGGTATTCAAGGTCGTTCACTACGCCTTGAAGACATTCGTGACATCTTGTCAAGTAACAAAGGAGCTTTACCTGTCGGTGATGTGAATGCCAGGTTCGGTCGAGACTTCCGCAAGAAAGCGTTTAACTTCAACGAATACATGAACACGCAACAAAAACTTGCGGTAGCAATGGTCAAGTTGCAAGAAGCATTAGATAAACAAGGTCGCACAATGGCAGACATTGACCCTGTCACGTTATACAACGACCCACAACTACGCGCCGCGGTAACAGAAGCAGTCCAATTTGCTAACGAAACCCTCGGATCGTTTAGCGATATGTCGCCGTGGGAACGTAACGTCGTCCGACAGGTGTTCCCATTTTGGTCGTGGATTAAATTCATTAACACCGCAGCAGGTAAACTATTACTAGACAGCCCTGACCGAGTCCTGTTCTATTCCCATCTTGGCTCGATGACAATGGATCCCGACTCCGAAGGTCTTTACAGTTGGCTACAAGGGAAGACCCCTATCGGCGGTTTGCTGTTTGACCTGTCATTTACAAACCCCTACACCGACGCAATATTTTTACAAAAAAACCCATTTGAAGCAGGGTTAGAACAAGCGACATCCATCTCCCCAGTCTTAAGCCTTGGTCTAAGTTCGCTTGGAGAAGCTGCTTACTTTGCTACGGGGCGCAAATACCCAATCTTGATGACACCTTCCCGCCCTAGCTACCTTGAAGGTGGGCCTGAAGCATCAGCTCGTACCATTCAGGATTCGCTTGGTGCTGTTGCTTACTTGGGACTGAAGTCGTTTGGTGGGCCAGCGCGAAACCTATTGGAAGTCGGCCCTGCTGACACAAGAATTCCGCTGACCGACATAGCCGTAGGCCCAGGCAAACGGTTTGGTCAAGGATCACTCCGCACCGAAGGACGTTACTCAGAACTTGGACTGACAAATAACACGGCTCGACTGTCATCAATACTCCGCACATTTGGTCTACCAGGGCCGATTATCAGCATGGAAGAAGCCAAACGGCAAGCAGAAGAACAACGAATCGCTAACGAGAAAGCTCGCCTACAGCGCATACAGGATAGAATCAACGCTGGATGATCTACAAACTAGAAGTACACGGTCGACGACCCACCACCCTGAACCAGGAACGCAAGACCAACAACTGGGGAGCCAGGGCCAGCGACACCAAATGGTGGCGAGCGCAGTACGCCGAACTGGCAGCCGACATCCCACCAATGAAGCGCATCCACATCTCGGTCACCCCCCTGCACAAGAACGGCAGGTCACCACAGGATGTTGGAGCCTGCTTCCCTGCAGCCAAAGCCGGGATAGACGGACTCGTAGACGCTGGGGTTATTCCCGACGACACACCTGACATCGTTGTTAGGCTAGACTTTTATGCACCGCACGTCTGTGGAGAAGACGGACTCAGAATCGAAGTTAGGAACGCCGATGAACCCAATGTATAGCAACGCTCTTTCAGGTCTAGCCTCAGGTATGGCGAGTGGCGGTGGCGCACCTATGGGTGGCGACATGGCTATGGGTGGCATGGGCGAATCAGGTGCTGAAATGGTTCCCTGCCCTATGTGCCAAGGTGTTGGCATGGTTCCTGCTGACATGATGGGTGGTGGCGCAATGCTCCCGCCTCGCCTCGCAGCCCGTGGTGGCGGTATGCCGATGGGTGGCGACATGGGTGGAATGTCAATGGGTGGCGGTATGCCGATGCCCTCATCACCAATAAGCTAGGTCATGAAACCGTTTTGGGAAACAAAGAACCCGAACAAGAAGTCAAGCAAACTTGGTGCTGAGGGTATTGCCCTTGCCAAGAGCATGGCATCTAAGGCTGGTCAACCGTATCCGAACCTTGTTGACAACGCAGCAGCCAGTCGCAAACTAAAGTAGTCCCATGCTCCCCCGCGCCGAAGCACCCGCAAGACGACTGCCGTACACCACGGCAGATATGAGCGAGCGTCTAGCCAAGCGCAAAGCCGAGCAAGAGGCAGCAGCACAAACCAAAGCCAACCAGGCTCTGCGTTATGGAGTTACCAATCCGCCCGTCAAAGAAGATAAAGGTGGGGGTACTGGCTTGTGGCCTAGCTGGAAAGAACTTGGCAACGCAGCAAAAACAGGGTTTGGTGTAGCAGCTGGGGCGGTCAACACCCTTGCAGCGACACCCATAGACATCGCAGATGAAGCCGTACAAGGATTAGAAAGGCTCGTAGGAGTCACGCCGACAGACAAATTTGATCCTGCATCAATTGGTTCATACAACCTGCTTGGCGAAACATACCGAGGTGTAGACAGGGCTGCTCAATATGTTGGCCAGCAAATTGCAGCGACACCAGGCTTTGGTAAACCATCCTCGTCGCCGTTCATGGACACCGTTCGATCACGCGGTTGGGCCGAAGCATTTGCGGAACCAGTAGTACACGCTGTCAACGTCGGTAGCGTCGCATACCCATTATCAAAGATGGCTGTCGGAGCCAAGTTGCCGGGAACTATTGCTGACGCTTACCGCCAACGTCTACTTGAACGAGACATCGCTGCACAAAACAATTTGTTGCCTGCCGTACAACGACCCGCAAATGTTATTGACGTTGACGCGCTACAGGGATCGCGTCTACCAGCTCGTGTCGTTGACTCGCCCACACTACCTGCCGAGATTGCGCCAGTAATAGCAGAACCGCCCGTGTCACGCCTAACACCACCTGCATTTCGTGAACGACAAGTACCAGCATCAAGCCGTTTAACATCAGAAATTGTAGGCGACAAAAATATTGCATTTGTTACTATTCGCTCATTTAATCAGCAAACAGGCGAATATACAGGAGTTATTACATTAAGTTATTCAGCTTACAATGGAACAGCAAAAGTTGTAGGAATGTCTGCAACCAGCCCCACGGTTACTCCACAATTAATTGCAGCTGCAAAAACGGAAATTATGAAATTAGGCAGCACAGCTCAATTTCCTATTGATCCATCAGATAGTTTGTCAGCATATTCTCGACCTTTTGTAGAACGCTTACAACAAGCTGGATTAATTGATCCAAATTATGAACTGCCCAAAGTTAATATGATGAATTCAATAACTAAAAAAACTGTGCCAGGACATTTTGCTTCTCCATTTACAGGAACACAAACAGTTATTGATCCTTTGTCCTATCAACCAACATATAACGACATTCTTAAAGCATTAATTGAAAGCCAACGTCAAGCAAAACTTGCAGGTAAAACTGGACGACTTACCACGTCATCAAGTCAGTTACAAACATTAAAGTTTCGACCGCCAGGGTTAAATGACGCTGCGGCTTATCGCGCAAGTATGCAGTCTTTAAGAATACCCGAACACCCGTTGTTGAAACAAATGTCAGATAATGAATTTGATTCTTTTATGGGAGAAATTTTTACAAATCCCGGTTCGGCTGCACAAAAATTAATTGATATGTGGGAAAAAATTAAACCATCTGAAGAACTTGGTATTTGGGCTGACAGTTATGCTAACACTCTTGAAAACTTGAAAAAATTTCCCGATATCTTAAAAGATGCTTACTTAATTAATGAAGCAAGTCGCATCCGTCTGATGTCTGAATTAGAAAACATTTTGTTGAAACTTCCCGAAGACGAGATATTTAGCTAATGCTCCCTCGACCCGAACCCCCTACACGGCAATTGCCGTACACGACAGCCGACATGGCTGAACGCTTGGCTAAAAAGAAAGCCGAACAAGACGCTGCAACAAACGCCCAATTGGCTGGGAGTGTTCTTGGGCCTGGCATAACAAGAGATGCTCAAGGCAACATCTACGCCAACGGTCAAAAAGTTGATTTCTCAAAACCTGTAGCACCTACTGCCGTGCCAAGTTTTAACAAAGGAACAGTTCGACCGCCCGATCCACCCAAAGGCTTCATGGACAATGTCCGTGGATTGCTTTCAACTGCCGCCACAACGGGCAAAACATTTATTCCCGGCACTAAAGAAAGCGAAATGTTTGCTGCTGCGCTTCAAGAGAATCCTTTAATTGTCCCGTTAGGTGTTGTTAATTCGTTTGTTAATACTGGAAAAAACATTGCTGACTTAGGTCAAGTTGTTGGCGGTAAAGACTTTGGCGAACCAGGTATTAACTACGCTCAAGCGTACAAACGTGGCGAAGGCATAACCATGGGAGTTGAAGACCTTCTTAATGTATTTGGCGCAGGTTCGTTAGCCAAAGTTGGTGTTGCAAAAGTTAGACCAAAAGGATTTGTAGAAGGAGAATTAGTATCTCCAGGAGTTCCTAGAAATTTAACTACTAGTCCTGGGAGAATTATTGATAGTGCGGAAGGATCACGCGTTCCAGCTCGCATCGTTGACTCACCTGCATCCCCGGCAACTCGATTAGCCGAAGCACAAACTACTCGCGCATTAACTCCGCAACCAGTCGCGCCTGCTGTTGAAATTGTGAAATTGCCGTGGTCAAGACAACTTCCTAACAGTAGGGTCGTAAAATATACTGAACCACACTTAGATGAATACGGTAATTTACTTAAAAATGGGCGAAATATTACATTAAAGGTATTAGATAAAAACACAAAAAATATGACAGGCGCAATGAATATTGATGTTGATTTTGCAACACAAACAGCCACGCTAGAAATGATGGGTGTTGTAGATGAATTTGCTGTTCCTCAACTGGCAGCGGCTGCATTGCATGAATTAAAACAATTTGATTTCTTAAAATCGCAATACCCTTTAATACCGTCGCCAAATATACCTCGACCCTTAATTGAACAATTACAACAAGCTGGTTTAATTGATCCCAGTTATCAAATACCTACACCTGGGCCACAAAATGCGTTTGATGCTGTTCAAGGCCCAAATTTTGTAAACGAATGGCAATTTCACGAAGAATTGGTTCCACAAAATTATCAACCATATTTTGATTCCATTATGGAATCTTTATCACCAACAAAAGTTTTAGAACCAAATTTTGTTATTAGTAGTCCTGATGCAGCGCATTATTTCATTACCAACGGCGGTTCATTAGAACAATTAGAAAAAGTTGCGCCCGAATATTTGTGGGAAGCCATTAGAAACAACGGGTTTACAGGTGGAAGGTTTGATCTAATTGGTTCTGCGGGCGGCCATATTGGCATGGATAGATATGTTGATCGAGCAACAGGGAAACACTTTGGTTTAAAATACAGACCTCAATATAGGTTTTTATTTAAAAATCCAATACGACAAAGTAACGGTTTTTACACTTCTACTTTAGATGGCCCAATGGGAGAAATATTAAGTAACGAAGTTGCTGTTGCTCTCGGATTCCCTAATATGAATTTGAGGTTGATAGTCAATGGTGATCAGAGTGTTTCTATTATTACTGATCTTGCTCAAGATGTTTACGGTGGCAAAATTATAGATTCACACAATGCGGCAGTTCCCGCAAACGCAAATCTTCCACAATCATTAGCCCCAGGAAACTTTGTTCCAATAGAAGACCGTATTCGCATGGCAGTTTTAGATTTGTTAATTGATAATGGAGATCGAAATGTAAGCAACGTATTGTTTTCTATTGATGAAGCCGGGGGCGTTCGATTAGTCCCCATTGACCACGAAATAACTTTTTTTCCAGCACGTGATTTTGGACTTGGATATCCTGCCGCTATGAATTTTAGTGTTCGTGAGGCTTATAAAGCTGACTCAATAAAATTGTTTGAAGAAATTAAAACAATAATTACAAAAATACAAGATGATTTACAAACTTCTCAAATAGTAAAAAGGTTTGAATCAAAACTTTTAGAAACAACAAAAAAAGTTGGAATTGATTTTACCGACCTTAATGCTGTTGATAAATGGGATTTTGATAACCAAATTCAATCATTTGAAAATAAAGTAAAAGCATTTTTGTCTGCTGACCCCGAAGAACTTGCCCAAAAATATATTGATCAAATCAAGGAGTACGTGAACCCATGAGGTACATCAGAATTATTGCTGACAAAGAAGGCCCAAACCGAAACAACGCTGTCATACTTACAGACAAAACCAGCGCAACCGTTTACGCCGACACACCCTCATACAAACAATACGTTGAACAAATGATTGGTGACCAACGTGGCCAAGAACTAGAAGACAAGATTGGTCGAATGTCGTATGTTTCATCCGAAGCTGGCGACATGAATCAAAATGTTATGAATCTTGTTAAAGCATTCTCAATGACGCAACCGCAACAAAAGATGTAACCCCTGCTCACGGTGTCATTTCGTCCCGGTGACTTGACCGAAGGTGGCTGTTGGGTAAACTCAATGTTGCCAACACAAACGTGATGTCGAAGGCTACGAGCCTCTATCACCCTTAACAAAGGAAATTCATGCGGCAAATCACCAAAGCAATACTCGCTATTTGCGTTATGTCATCGTGCGGATCGACAATGAAAGTCTCAACCGAGACACTCCCTGTTCTCCAGCTCGCACCAGTCACAACACAACCAGTCATCCTGAATGCACACGAAGCATTACAAGAAGACCTGGCAACAACGACCACAACCGAAGCACCTTTAGTGTCAGATCCCCTTGATTACATTGACGAATCGCGCGCAATGTACGGCAAGTGTGGCGAATGGTACGACACGCTCATCGCTGTCGGTGGACGCGCAGAAGACTGGCCGACCTGGTCACGAGTCCTGTGGACTGAGTCTCGATGTATTCCTGCACCAGGAAAAAACCCTGCAACAGCCGACTGCATCGGGCTAACCCAAATATTTTTTAGGGTGCATCAAGCCTGGTTGTCGGACTTCGGTTTCAGCAGAGAAGACCTGCTAGACCCCGTAAAAAACCTGACATTCGCTGTTGCGTTACAGAAGTCGTCGGGCTGGTCACCGTGGGCTTATTTAAATATGCCTTGACTTTCATACACCCATAGTTAATAATGAAACTGTGCAACACCCCACCACTAAGGTGAGGGTAACCAAAACAACAAAGGGGAAACCATGACAGAGTTAGTTCCAGTACCGTTATCAAATTCGCTTGAGCAACAAGGCCAAGACGGACTCCGAGGCGCAATCATGCGCTCCGACACCAGTCGAGCAGAGTTAGCCGCAGCCGGGGAATACCCTCAACTGCTCAAAGGCTTGCTGTACCTCAAAGACATCAAAGCAGACCTGGACACGCTGATCCGTGCTACCGAAGATGACATTACCCGTCTTATGCCTGAGAAGAAGATGTTCATTGACGATGTTGGTACGGTCGAGCGTCGCACCACTTCCACCCGCAAATGGGAATCGGAAGACCTGCTAAAGCACATCACCCGATCAACGCTTGACCCTGAAGGTACAGGCGAGGTCAGCCTAAACAATGTTGTCATGTTGATTGACACACTTAAAGCCGTACTCCCATTCACAGCGTCGCTGGGCTGGCGAGTCACCGCATTGAAAGAACTGGGCATTGATGTCTCAGAATATTCAGAAGCAACCTATGGTCGTCAGACCGTACAGATCACAAAGTGAGAAGCACCATGTCCAATATTGAAGTAGCACGACCCCTGTCCCCGGCTGAAGTCAACTGGAAGACCGCACAAAAGATTGCGAACACACCGTTTGTACCTACAGCGTTCCGTGGCAAGCCCGAAGCGGTGTTCGCTGCGATCTTGTACGGCGACGAACTTGGTCTAGGGCCGATGCAATCGCTTAACTCGATCCATGTCATTGAAGGTAAGCCGTCCATGTCACCTGAACTGATGCGTGCGCTTGTCGCTCGTGCTGGTCACCGACTTGATGTCAAGCTCGCGAGCAACGACAAGGTTGTCCTATGGGGCAAGCGCGCCGACAACGGCTCTGAAGCTACGGTCGAATGGTCAATGAAAGATGCACAGCAGGCTGGTTTGGCTGGCCGTGGTGCATGGAAAACCTACCCTCGTGCCATGTTGTTGGCTCGTGCCACATCAGAGATTTGCCGACAAATTTTTAGCGACTGCATCATGGGTTTGTCATACACGCCCGAAGAAGCATCGTCTATCGCTGGCGTGGAATGGACTGACGCACCCGTTGAGCCAGTACTGACCGCAGCACCACCAACGACAGCACCTAACGCCGAACCACAGCAGGTTGTCGTTGAGGCTGACTGGGTTGAAGACCCGCCGTACGAACCGACACTTGACTGGACAGAAGAATTCCCCGGCGCAGAAATTCAAGATGCCATGATTGTGCAACAGAAACCAGTCGTTAAGTCAACGGTAGCGACTACACCACAAATCGGTATGGTTCGTGCGCTGATTCGCGAATGGGGACTGAATGCCGAAGATGCCCTGAGCCTTGCCTCGATGCAACTTGGTCGCGAGATCGCATCGTTGGGAACAATCACGAAAGCTGAAGCATCAGCGTTCATCACCTACCTCAAGGACAACCATCCTGGCGGTGTCGCGTGAACCCGATAGCCAAAATTATTTTGCGCCGTCGCGCGCGCCAAGGCCACCTCAACCTAATGTCTCAACACCTCATTGCTTGTGCAGATCAGATCACCGAACTACAGCGCGAGAACAAAGCGTTGCGTATCCGTGGCGAACGCCTAGCCCAAGCCATTGAGAACAACGACTGGACAGTTGACTATGCGATAATCTTGAGCGACAGCGTGTCAGCCTGGCGGGAGTTTGACGAGTCGTGACAGGTGAAGCAGTTACATTCAACTTCATACCCGTTCAAGACTGGGTTGAAAAAGCACGATGCCGTGGCATGGATCCCAACATCTTCATGCCCGAACCAGGCGACTCGACTACCGAGATCAAAGAGATCTGCAACGGCAATCAGACCCGCAAGTTCAACCGTGACAAACAACGGTACGAGATGGTCGGTGATCCCCCGTGTCCAGTTCGCAAAGAATGCTTACAGTACGCAATGGAAATCCCCGGCAAAGTCGTCGGGATCTTCGGTGGCACATCAGAAAAAGAACGACGTGCATTGAAGTCAGAGTTTCGCATAGAAGGCGTAGAGCGACGCATCCAGCACGGAACCATCGGTGGCTACAAAGCTGAATGGCAATTTGGTTTAGAGCATTGCGATGCTTGTATCGCGGCCAACGTAGAGACAACTCGACGCAACAAAACCCAACAGAAATCCAAAGTAAAACATGGAACATATGCTGGCTATCGGTCAGAGAAACGGTTAGGGTTACCGATATGCGAAGCCTGCCAAGCTGCTTACGAGGTAGAGAAAGCCGACTACCTGTCCAAGACGACAGCCTTAGAAACGGACTCACCGTTACGGCAGGTTCTCAACTTACTTCACTCAGTCACAACAGCCGACTGGCCGATAGCAAAGGACATAGCAAGTGAACAAAGCTGACATCTGTCCCGACTGCGACAAAAAAAAGTTGCTCGTTCATGTTGCCCTCAACCTTTCGGGTGGCGGATCAATGTGGCTATGCCGGGACTGCTGGGCGAAACGCGAAGCACCGTTTATCCGTGGCAACTACAAGAGTCAATGGGATTGACGTGGGGTCTTCATACTTTGAACCACCAGTCGAGGGTGACTGCGACACCTGCGGAGAATTCATTGAAGGATGGGCGATCCCGCACAGTTTTAACAAGCAGACGGGCTACCTACGGTGCGCGCGCTGCCAAGAGCTAGAAAACAAATACCAACAAACAAAGGGGAAATACAATGATTAGAACATGGATACCAATAACCATCCCAACAAGGATCGTGCTTGAATGGACAAATCCTGACGGCACATCCACATTCACGCGCCGATCAGTTATTGCATTCTGCATTGACGATGCTGGCGTACTGACATACATGAGTTGTGGTGGCCTTGACTACACAACAAAGCCACGCCAGTTCGCGTTCACCGAGCAACTACAGAACGGTGTGTGGCAGTCATGATTATCAACTTCACACCTGCTGTCCGTGCAGACGATCCCGTGACGTGCATTGAACCGAAGTCCCGTGCCAACGGTGCAGCGCGCCTGCTAGACATCTACGCACTACACGATGTCACCGACGAAGAAGCCGTACGACTGCTCCTGGGCCGACCCGCAACACTTGCCGATGAAGGTATCCGTCGTCGAGCATCCGACCTACGAGCTTTGGGCTGGATTGCACCAACCGGGGAAACCCGTGCCAACGAGCGTGGACGGCAGCGCATTATTTGTGCAATCACCGACAAGGGCAGAGATGCCCACATGAAACTATTTGTAAACGATGAAGGCTGACATGAAGTTTGCATACGCAGACCCGCCGTACTTCGGTCGAGCGCACGAGATATACGGCAAGCACCACCCAAATGCTAGGCATTGGGATAAGAAAGAAACCCACGTCGAGTTAGTAGAAGTGTTATGCAACGACTACCCCGATGGCTGGGCGTTGTCATGCAACTCCAAAGACTTAGCGTGGATTCTTCCGCATTGCCCTGAAGATGCCCGTGTAGCGAGCTGGTGCAAGACCTGGCATCAAATACGCCCAACATCCACACAATGGGCATGGGAACCAGTCATCTTTCGTACTATCAAGAAAGACCCTAAGCGACCGATGGTGCGGGACTTCATGATTAGTTCGATGCAAACTGGCCGCATAGTCCCCGGTGCAAAACCGCATAGCTTCAACCGTTGGGTACTAGACCTACTGATATTCAACAACGAAGAAGACACACTAGATGACATCTTCCCTGGTTCGGGCGGGATGCAGTTAGCAATTAACGAACCAAAACTAGACATACAAATAGACGAAGATCTACAACAACAATTTGAATTCGTACAAGGAGACAACAAATGAACCGTGAACCAATAGAAGACCCACGACCCAAGATATTCCCCCGCCGACCCGACTTCGGTATGGGCGACCCCGTAGTACGCGAATCACAACACGACATGGTCGAATACTTGACTGAGGTAACGCGTGACATGAAACGAATCATGGACGAACACACCATCGAACTCAAGAAGCTCGTCGTAGTCCTGACAGCGATTCGTGACGCGCAACAACAAGACCGTTGGAACCAGCAAAGGTACGGACGATGACACTCACCTACGGCAGCCTATTCGCAGGCGTTGGTGGCTTTGACATGGGCATGGAGCAAGCAGGCTACGAGCCTGTCTTCCAGGTTGAATGGGATAAGAACTGCCAAAAGATCCTGCACTACCATTGGCCGACCGTCCCCAAATGGGGCGACGTATGCGATGTCAACGGCGCAGACCTACCACCATGCGACGTGCTGATCTTCGGATCACCATGCCAAGACCTATCAGTAGCAGGCAAGCGAGCTGGACTCCAAGAAGGAGACAGATCATCAATGTTCTTTGAAGCCGTACGAATCATCAAGGAGATGAGAGATGCAACTAACTCTATTTACCCAAGAGCAACCATATGGGAAAACGTCCCAGGAGCCTTGTCAAGCAACAAAGGAGCCGACTTCGGTGTCGTCCTCTCAAGTATGGCTGAGATCGGGGCGATTACACAAGAGTACGCCGTGCTGGACGCGCAATACTTCGGAATCCCCCAACGTCGACGAAGAATATTTCTCGTCTCTATCTTTGATTCTTCAGCCAGCGAAAGATGTCCCGACCCGCTACTACCTCTCATCCAGGGCAGCAGAAGGGATTATGCGAAGGGCCGACAGGAGAGGCAAAATACTGCCCGAAATACTCAAACAAGCACTCATTCAAGTAATGGGCAGGGGTTCCGATTGCTCGCCTTCGGCCACTACGCCAGCGATGACTCCGCCTCAACAGTCCAAGCCCGAGACCACAAATACGTGACAGACATTATTGTTCCCAATATTCTTGATGATATAGAAACTGTTGGGACACTAACAGCAGGCATACACAAAGGCCCAAGAGGAACAGAAGCTATTGATTCAAATCATATTTTTGCTGTGACTAATCCGATTACCTTTGAACCTATTTATGCTTTTGACACCCAGTTCGGCAGCAACGCCGCCGTGTTTGAAGACCAGTCACCAACGCTCAAAAGCAGTCAACAAGCACCTTCGGTAGCACCGCCGGGACTAGCAGTACGTCGACTTACCCCGTTGGAATGTGAAAGATTACAAGGATGGCCCGACGACCACACCCGATGGACAGCAGATGGTAAAGAGCAAGCCGATACCAACCGCTACAAGCAATGCGGCAATGGTGTAGCGTCACCCGTAGCTCGCTGGGTAGGCGAACAACTACGACCCGTACTGGAGACATGATGGACGAACAAGAATGGTTGCAATACGGCATTGACCACGATTTCGTGTGGGGATTCTGCATCCAACACGAAGACGGCATGAACGGACAAGAAGCTGAAGACCGAGAAACCGACGACTACTGCATCACCGCGTTTCGACTCAAAAGCGAGTACATCAAAGGATTATGATGAACCAACTATCGCCCGAGGAGCAACGATTCGTGGACAAAACAGTTGAAGTCATCTACTTTGCAGGACTCACGGCAACGTGTGTTGCCATCCTGTGGTGGATCATCGGCAAGATTACGAAATAACCGAGTCAGGTGCAGAACCCGACCCAAATCTGCCCCCATCAGGCTCGACCACAATCTGAGCTATGACATCAGCCTGGCTAACCAACGAAACAGGATTGAGTAAGCGCAAAGTCTGCCGAACATACCTATCGTTCGTATGGCCGAGCCACTTCGCAATGACCGGGACAGGAACACCACGCTGAAACTGACGCTGGACAGCCCACCGACGCATATCCTGCACCGTGAGCCGACGACCAACAGCACCCGAAGCGACATCATTGATCGTCTCAGTTGCGTGCTTAGAACCAAACGTCCCACCGAGCGTAGTAGTCGCAGCAAACACCGCTGTCAGACCTAAAGTCAACACTTCAAGACGACCGTCCACCGGGATCTCGCGCCTGTTACCTCGACGAGAACGCACCGTGACCAGCGTCTTCCCTTCCCATGTCCGAACATCCGTCTTCCGAATTCGGAGAGCTTCAGCGCAGTCACAGCCACCCCACGCGACCATCGCAGCGAGCCATTCCCACCGAGGCCCACGCTTAGAGAACGCTGACATGACCAGCACCATCTCATCATCAGACGGCACAGTCGAATTATCAAGCACGATGACACGCTTCGGCATCTTGACCGAATGCAGACCGTGAACCTTAAGAACACCAGCCTCGACCAGCGCATCCATCCACTTCGCGACCCCACAAACCCGCGACGCAACCGACGTAGACGTGTACTGCGAAGCCATCCAATCCACAAACAATTGAGCGTTCACCGCCGTGCAATCCAGCGGATGGATATCCACAAGGAGACACCACCGTTGCCACGTCATGATGTCCTTCTTATACCGTTTACGAGTATGAATCGAGGCGTAACCCCCAAGGTGATGAGCAGTAATTGATCTAACAGAAGCCATAAACAATGTTTACCACACTTAATCGGAATTATTTGCCTTGAACGCACGCTGACGAGCCACATCTGCGAAAATATTTTGCGATCACGCACGCTGTCAACCCACACCCAGCGAAGTTCGGGGTTTGCCAATCGACCGCCCGCGGCCCGCACACCATCCCGGCCAGGTGTCAAGCTCGTAAACGTCCGAAACGCCCGCACCTATGACACCCCCCGCATATCGTCATGACGAAATAGACCCAACAAAAAACCCGCACCATATCGGCGCGGGTTTTTCGTTCTCGGTATGTCGGCGCGCCTACTCGATGACACCCCGCGCGCCCTGACCGTATGCATGGATTACCGCGACCAGCTCGCGCGCCGATTCTGCCGCGGGACGATCAAGAACAAACCAGCGACCGCCGCCGCCCCCGATCTTCTCAAGCCACAACGACCAACAACCGCGCGCCGTAGATCCATACCGCCAACAAAATCCAGGCACAACAGGCAACGCCCGCGCCACTATCGGCAAACAACCCGCGCCGCAACGATGGCCCAAAGGATCAAGACCCACACACGGCAAACGATCAACCCGACTAATCACGGCACACCACCACGAGCGCGCACATCCAACACACCCAACAAGTAAACACGATCACAGCGTCACCAACCCGCGACGAACCCGAACCGCAACCGCAGAACCCAAACGCCCCGCAGACTGTCCGCGATTCTTGCCGCCGTGCAATAAGAACGTTACCGATTTGTCAACTTTTCCCGGTAGGCAGACACCGCAAGCAACGCAAGCACCAACGCCCAAACCACCGCGAACCGCCGACGAACGCCGACCATCTACCCCTACAACATGGCCGCCAATTTCGAGAGAGTCCCTTGCCCACTTGCCCGAAGCAGGACACACAACGGCCGCAGGTAATGGGGCAACCGCAACCGCCCGCGCCCAAAGTTCTACCGCGTGCGCTTGATTATCGGCCAACATTGCCAACGGCAAACCGAGACGACTACCCGCCCGCGCCATCTTCGCGACGTTCTCCGAATCTGCCGAAAGATATACCCGCAGATTCTCGGGAAGAGGTAGCAAGCTTTTAACCTTGACCGCGTCGCGCGTGTATATCCAATGGTCTACCGATGGAGTAGCAACGACGGCCGCACGAATTGCGCGCCCATACCATGCCGCGAATATGTCGCCCGCCGAATGCCAACGAAACACAGGAGACACAACACCGCGCGCCCGCTGGAGAATTTCGGAATGACGAACACACGCAACCAAAGCAGCAACGACAGCACCCTGCCCGCCGCACTTCTTCAAATGTTCAAGGTTCACCAAATTCGAGCTAGCACCACGAGCGAACGCCGCGTACAGATTCTCTAAGTTCGCCGCGTAACAATCAACACACGCCGACGTTGTCGCGTCACAAGTTCCGCCACTCTCCAGCGGCCCAACAGGAAGCGGAAAAGCATTCGGGACTAACGCCTTAGGCGAACCCTTGAACGGTATCTCAACTATCGGCGCGGTCTTCGCGTCATTGTGCAACATGAACCGCAACACTTCGCCGCACTTGCACGAAATCAAAACACCTTGACCGCCGACGGCCAACACTTTCGGCAAACGATCCGCGCGCTTCATGACCTACCCCCTACATAACGCGACCCACGGTAGCCACCATTCAAAAAAGCTAGATTCAACCATATACGCGCTTGATATTCCATAGTCCGACCGACAACCGCATCCAACAAACGAACACAACGCCCCGACCCGTACGGAATGTCTAAATGATCCCGCACCGCTTCACTCGTCCCGCCGTATTCCATCTCATTTATATAGACGGACTCAATCGCACAATTTACGCAACGATCACAAAACCCGAACGCGTTCACAGTTCCGCAGATATCGCAATCACCGCGCCATATTTCCCACGACTCCGCCAACGCTTGAGCGCATAAAAGCGCGTGATGATCTATTACCGATTCGGTAAATGTTCTCATGATTCACCGCCCAATGTTTCAAGCGACGCGACGTAACGCTGACCAAATTCGAAGCAAAACAACATCATCTCTTCGTCGTGGTCGTCGTTGTAGCTGTAGATCGCATACTCGGGGAACAGTTCTG